CGGCCGTCCGCCTGGAACGGTAATGAATTGGACGCGCGACCGCTACACCGTGCCCCCCGACGTGTCCGCGTGGCTCGCGCGGCGGCTGGAGGCGCACAGGCAGGCGATGCGGGATGACCCGCCGCCGCCCGCGTAGGACACCGCCACAGCCCGTCGCGCGCCTCGCCGCTACCCACCTAGCGCCCCCAGCTTGGCGGGTATTTCCTCGCTTTCAGTCGTCAGTGTTTCGCACTCGGCATGCAACGCCAACACCTCACGCCACCCCATCGCCACCCCCGCTATTCCCGTTTGGACACAACGCACGCGCGCGGGGGTTTGGGGTGGGCGGGACACGGGACACCGCCTCAAATGTCCCGTCCCCCGTTCCATCGGGACACAGGGGGGACATCCCCCTAAAGGGGGATGTCTCCCCCCCCCCATGTCCCGATTTGGGGACACGCCGCAAAACCCACATGTCCCGTTTGATGTCCCGGTTCATGTCCCGCCTTCCGTGTAGCTGATAATCCACACTCGCCCCTCGGCCATGCCCACGATGCGCTGCTCCACCAACCACTGCGAAGCCCGGCCGAATGCCTTCTTCCGCGTGTCCTGCTCGCCCGGCGTGGCGTCGTAGAACCGATCCCGCCACCACTTTTCGGGGATGCTGGGATACCCACTTGGCACCCCCCGTTCCCCGGTTCGGCCGTTTGCACCGATAACATGGCACAGCACCTCAAGCGCCCGCTTGCTATGCCCCTCCACCTTCTTCCGCGCGGGAATAGCGGTCTGCCCCTCATGCTCCACCACGCACGTAGTCACCGGCTTTCCGCGCCGGTTCTGGCCCAGTTCCACGATGCGAAGCTGAAACCCGAACGTGCCGTCGCATTCCAGTTCGCGCTGCTTCGTGACCCGCGCCATGCGCTGGGGGCCTTCGGCGCTAATTTCAATTTCCGTATCCGTGGCAGCGCGCAACAGGCTATGGCCGCGTGCGCCCTTCGCCTCGTCCTTCCCGCTATGATGAATCCACATCAGATGCGCCTTGATGGCCTGCTGGATGCGGGTGCCGTTCGTGACTAGCGCGCCCATGTCCTCCGGGCTGTTTTCGTTGCCCCCGGCGATGGCGCGGGAGAGCGTATCCACCACGATCAGACGCACCGGCACGCCCATGGCTTCAGCGGCGGCTTGGATGGCTTCAATCAGAGGGTCTGTGTCGCCTTCCGGGTCGAGCAGGTTTAACGCCACAGGCACCACGGCCAGCGGCACGTCGTGCGTGATGCCATGTTCCGCGCGCCATGCGGCGATACGGTTTGAAATGCCGAAAGCGCCTTCCATGGCAAGCCAGATCACGGCGCCATGCTCCACCTGGCGCCCGTTCCACGGGATGCCGGCGGCTACGTGGCAAGCGAGGTCGCCGCACCAGAACGTTTTGCCGCTATTAGACTGGCCATAAACAACCGACATGGCCGCATCAATCAAAAGACCCTCTACAAAGTCCTCAGCGTCAAGGCGCGGGGCGATGTCACGCCAATACAAGAACGGAATAATCGGGCGCGCGACGTGTGATGCGTCGATCCAGGGGTTGCGGCTCATACGGTTCAACGCCGCCTCCTGCGACCGTGCGCCGCATCCCATTCGCTGCGCAGGATCGGCACGATTTCCTCCCAGGTCAGCACGTCGCCGTTGGCCTGCCCGGCGGCTTCCTCGATGGCTGCCTTGGTGGCGCCCGCTTGGATCAACGGCCGCACCGCCCACCGTATGGCCGTGGCGACGTTCTCCCGCAGGCGCCGCGTGGCCTCAGCCTGGTCCCGCATCGCCCAATGCAGCCGCGCTTGCAGCCCGCTCCGGTCCACGCCATCCGCCCGCCACGTCTTGATTGTCTCGGATGCGTCCGCGTCGGTCATCTGGCCAGTGGCGACGATATCGCCCAGGCGCTGCGCCGCGTGGTGGAGGTGGAGGGGGTCTAGGCGGTGTTTCACCCCCTCACCCTCTCCGCCATCCGCTCGTTATACCCTTCCAGCCAAGCATCGGACGGCGCTTCAAGCGCCACGCCCGTGAACGCCGCCCCGTCCTTCACCACCTCGCGAATGGTCCATCGCCGGGCGCTTCCCGTGTTGCCGATCGTCAGGCTCGACACCTCCTCGCCCATGGCCAGCGTCACCCGCTCGCCCTCCGTAGTGGTGGCGTGCATCTGGCCTTCTGCGGCTTTGTGCCAGGTCGCGAGGGTCCAGGTTTCGCCGTGGATGCGGACCGTGCCGGCGCGGGGGTTGGTGGTCAGGTGGAGGTGGATCAACGGCGCCACCACTTCCACGCAGCAAAGCCTGCGGAGGCGTAGCACTTCGCCAGGATCAACCCCGGCGCCCACTTGACGGTTCCGAACGCTAGCGCGCTAAACAACACGCTGTCCAGCACGGCGCCCACGACGCCGGATGCCAGCACGGCCAGCGCCAACCCCTGCTTGCGAAGCCGATCATAGACGGCAAAGTCCGCCAGTTCCGACAAGAGGAATGCCACGGCTGAAGCGATGGCAAGGGCCGCAGGGGAGAAGGAAAGAGACAATACCGCGCCCCCGCCTATCAAAGCGGCCACACCCCAACGCGGAAGCCGCTCATGCAAGGCGTCCCGAAGCGCCAGCGCCGCGCCGATCAGCAACACACCAGACGGGGCCATAAGGCCGGGCGCCACCGAGATTAAGCACGGTCCGTTGGGGATGCAGACCGTCCCGACGTTGCCAATCAACCAATTCGCCGCAGGAATGGTCGCGAGGAAGGAAGCGGCGAGAAGGGCCGTTTTCATGAGAAAAGCCCTCCTTGCGCGGCGCGTTTGCCGATGTGGCGCGGGTTGCGGGCGTCAATGCGCGCGGCCATGCGTTCCGGCTCCTGTGCTGGTCGGTTCATCGTTCCGGCGTGGTTGCGGGCAACGTTCGTGCTGTCCGCTGAGGCGAAAGGGCCAAGCGCCTTCGCTCGCCTCCTTCATCGCCCGGAGCATGTGGACCCAAGTTGTGGACGGTATGGCTTGCCAAGCCGCATCGATGCGCTGGCGCCATGCGGGGGAGCCCGGGGATGCAAACGCGCCTGAGCTGCCGATGCAGATGCGGGGGAACGCCGCCGCCAAGCGGGCGAGGCGCTCCAAGCTCTCGTGCATGTGCCAGACCGGCGCAGACAGCGCGGGCGGCAGCGGGCATGCGGCGAGAAGCATGTCGTTCGCGGATTCGTCGCCGTCGATCACGTCAGGGATGACGGCCCAATGCGGATGGCGGAGGTGTGGGGCCACCCAAGAGTAGAAGTCGGCCCAATCGGTCTTGGCGCCCCGCGTCCAAGCCGAGAACGCGCCATTGTCCAGCATGACGGAGGCGCCGTGAGACATGCACCAGTCGATGTCGCGAGGGTCGGCCCATGACACGCAGAAGTGCCGCCCTGCCATCGGGGCGAGTGCGGCGCGCGGGGTAATGGGGGTGCCGTGGTAGTGGATCATGCGGCCCCCCACAGCAGCTTTGCTTGCCCGACAACCGGCTGCCATTCTCGGCCAGGGCGCGACTGCCATTGCGCCGGATTGGATGGCGCGCGCTCGGCCAGCACCTTCCACCCAGCCCCGCGTAGGCTGGCGCCGCTTTCGGATTGGAGCGTGTAGGTAATCAGACGACGCCACCCCAGAGCCTTGGCAGCTCGCCATACCGCCCCGTAGATGGCGCTGCACGTCCCCTTCGGGGCGTCGTCCACCACACAGCACCGCGTCACTTCACACGTCCAGCCGTCCTGCATGTGGCGACTGACGGGGCGGCCCACGATGCCGACGCCGACAAGCTGGGCGCCGTCACTGGCGCCGCACGCGAACAGGCCACCTTGCGGGGGCTTGTTGTGCCGATGGAAATTGCCGACGAACTCGGCGGCTTCGGTGAGTGTGCAGGGAATAATGGTAATGGTCATGTCCCACACGCCTTCTCACGCCGACGCGGCGGGTAATAGTTCCCGTTCTTGCTCCATCGCAGATGCGGCGGGTTCGGGAACCGATCGACTTCCTCTATTGTTTCCTCAACGCGCACGCGAACCACGCGGCAATCGCGCTTGCCCCGCCATGGCCCGACACGCTCCCGCAGGAATGCCCGCGCTTCGGCTTCGGTCGGGAACAGCGCATAGATGCCGACCGGATACATCTCATGCCGCGCAGGCCGGTTCCCGTCGAAATTCCCGAACAGCGTGCCGTTAGGCTTGTATTCCGACGGGGGAACCTTAATCGCCCAGCCGTAGCGCATGCCGGAAATCTTGAGGTTGCCGCTCATGTGCCGCAGCCCTTGCAAACAATCTGCGACCCCACCCGCTTCTGCGCCTTCCGCAGGTTTGTCCCACGCTCAACCTGCTGCGATTTGCAGTCGAGACACATCACCACCCAATGCGCGCCGTGGTTGCCTGTGCGCGCGTAGTCGATGACTTGGAGGTTGCCGATGGTTTGACCGGCCATTTCGATAAAGTCGGGGCTCATACATTTCCCCCGTTGACAGGGGTGAACGCGTTGCAAGGCGGCGCGGCCAGAACACCCCGCACAGGGAAGGGCAAAGCTTCAAACAGGCGGATATCCTGCCCGCGCTTGATATCCACGCGCACCACGTCATAGCCGGCATCCACGTAGGGTTGGGACCAGGCGCCGGAGTAGTCGCACAGGGATAGGATCGTCATCATGTGAAAACCCCCGATGCCCGCGCCTTAGCCAACTTCGCCAACCCCCGCGCCGTGGGTTTGGCGGCCCTCGCACGCGGCGGCTTGTTGTGGCCCTTGGTGGGCACGTCCAGCGCCGCATCGTGGTGCATCGCCGCCAGCCGCCAGCTAGGCGCCAGCGGAATGCCGTGGCGCTCTAGGGCCTCGCCTAGCTGTTCGACGGAGCGGCACACGGCATAGCCGTGCTGCAACGCCTCCATGACGCGCTGCATGGCTACCTGTGCCTCGCTCTGCTTGTTGGCGCCGGCCTTCAACTCGGCCATGAGTGCGAAGCCCGGTGCCAGTATCAGCACGTCGGCCACGCCCTGCTTGACGCCTTGGCTCTGTAGGTGTTGCCACTGACGGGCGCGTTGTTCAGCCGTGCCGGCGTGTTTCCGGCCATGCTCGATGGCGGTGAACCAGCACGGATGGAGAAGGTGCGACGTGAGGAACATCCGGCAGCGGGAGCGCAGGCGGGATTCAAGTTGCATCAATCGGCAGCCTCAAAGAACAAATCCACCGCGCCCCGCTCGGCGGCGGCTAGATGGCCTGCCGCTTGGCGCCAGTATTCTAACTTCAATTCTGTGCCGACAAATCTCCGCCGCTTCCGCAGCGCCACCACGCCCTCGGAACCTATGCCCGAGAACGGGCTCCATACAACGTCGCCGGGGTTGCTCCACAATTCCACGCATCGTTCCGTCAGGTCCAGAGGCATCGGGCAGATGTGCTTTTCGTCCCCTGGCGCTCGAATAGCGTTCAAAACGTCAGTCTCGCGCGTGTGCATCCATACAGGCGATGCGGCTTCCTGCCACCAAGGCAGCGGGTAGTCTTCGCTGCGCTTCTCCACCGGCAGCACGGCGCCCGCGTCGTCTTCGGAGGCCCATTTGCGGAACACGACAAAATATTCGGGCAGGCCCTGCCGCGAGAATGACGAGTCCGCCCGCAGTTGCTTGTAAAGCAGCCCGTGCGCCTTGGTTTTCGTCATCTCGCGCACGGGGCAACGCCAGACGGTAATGCGTGAGTGGAACGTAAAGCCGGCTTCCTCATGCTCTCGTATCAGCATGCCGGGGAAATCGCGGAGGCCCGCCTTGCCGCGCTGGTTTTTGTAGAATACGAGATCCTTGCAATGCACGGCCACGATCCGGCCGGGCCGCATCACGCGGTACATTTCGCGAACAAGGAACCGGTAGTGTTCCAGAAACTCGGCGTCATCGGCGCAGTTGCCCATATCTGCCTCGCTGTCATTGTAGATATAAAGACCAGAAAACGGCGGTGAATATACGGCAAGGTCAACACTGTTGTCGGGCATCTGCCGCGCCACATCCACGCAGTCCGCGTGATAGAGTGCCCAATTGTCGCCATGTGCTTCGTCCAAGCAACGGACTACACGAGTGTTGTCAACCATGACGGCATTCTCCCGTTGTGTTTGGCGTCGTATGGAATTTTCAGTCGGCTTGCGTGAGCGCGAGCTCGCCGCATCGCTTCGCTCATCGCCCGTTTCATTTTGCGATGATCTTCCGACTTGCGGTCAATCACTCGCCCGATCTGATCCTCGCCCTCAGCAACGATTAGATGCACATCGACGGGGCGCGTCTGGCCAAAGCGCCAGCACCGCCGCACGGCCTGATACCAAGCCTCATAACTGAAGCTGCGGCCCACGAACGCCATCCGCGCCGCGTGCTGCCAGTTCATGCCCATGCCGCACACGGATGGCTTGGAAATCAAAACCCGCGTGGCGCCTTCTGAGAACGCCGCCAGCGCGGACTCCTTGCGGTCTGGCGTATGCGACCCCCGCACCTCAACGGCATCGGGGATGCGCTTCGCCAGCGCGTCCGCTTCATAGTCTGTGTCGCACCAGACAATCCACGGTTCTTCAGATTGCTCATGCACCAGCGCGGCTACGGCATCCGCCCGCGCGTCGGCTGTCTGCCGCTTCACGTCATGAATATTTGTTGCGCTAAGGTCGGAAAGAAACAAAGCGCCAGCCGGCGCGCGGATATCTCCGGCGGCCTTGTGTCGGATGGTCCGCAGTTCTGGTAGCACGAAACGCGAGCCGTCAAAACCAAGATCATCTGGCGTTTCCGCGCATCGCGCCCAACTCGCCATCCAGTCCCAAAACAATGCCTCCGCATGGCCCTTAATGCGGTAACGGCCCATTTGGGTTTGATCGGAAACAAACCAGCGGGCAAGCATTTCGTTGCTGGCCATGATGCCCAAAAATTCGGCGTGCTGGCCCAGCTCCATATGATCGTTCGGCGCCGGGGTTGCCGTCGATGCCAGTTTGAACCGGTGGCCGGCAAACGACGCGATCAACGCCCGCGTCGTGGCACCCGTGAAACTCTTAAGGATCGAGCTTTCGTCAAGCGATACCGCACCGAACTGCACCGTATCCAGCGCGCCGAGGCGGTCGTAATTGCATACATTGATGCCGTCACGCGCTTCGTCTTGGCTGCGGATCACGCGAACGTTGTAGCCCAGCGCCACCCCCTCGCGCTCGATCTGCCGCGCCACGGCCAGCGGCGTCAGAAGCAACGCGCGCCCGTTGCTGGCGGCGGCGGCTTGCTGGCACCACTCCAATTGAATGCGCGTCTTGCCGAGGCCGGTATCCAGAAACATCGCAGCCCGACCCTGGCGCAGAGCGAACGCCACGCACTCGGCCTGATAGTCGAATAGGTGCGACGGCATGGCGCCGGGCTCGATGCCCACGGCCTGCGGCTTAGGGGCTTTGCCGGCGAGGAACGCCGCGTAATCAGGATGCAACATCAGTAGAAATTCCCCCGCCCCGCCGGCTCGTCCGCAAACTCAAACCCCGCCGCCGTCATCTGCGCCCGCACCTCCGCCTCCATATCCACGCGGTAGACAATTCGCGGCGGGCTATCCATCGTTGGCTGGCCGATCACGCGCACGGGACGCGTGGCCGTGCGGCGTGTAGCGGCGTACGTGGCCTGCTTCAGTTCGTCGTCGGTCATGGGCCCACCCCAAAATGAAACCGCCCCATCTTCTTCTTCGCGCGCTGTATCCAGTTGCCGTCATCCCC